CCGAATGCTTGAAACAGCTCCAATAACTTTATCAGATAAACCAAATGTTAGTTTTGAAGTGATTCCGCCAATAATAGAAGGCAATTGGCTAAACTTATCTACAATCCAGTCGAAAGCCGCTTTAAATGGAGCAGTCACTACAGCGTAAACGCCTAGCATTGCAGCGCCAATTCTTGATACAAAACTTGTAATCGCTGATACGATTTGATTAAGTATATTTAGAACAAAGTTCTTTGCCGATTCAAAAGCATTATTAATCGTTTCGGTGATCCATTGCGCTGCTGGCTCAAAGAACATTGCCAGGCCATTCCATGCGGCAATAAAGGATTCAATCATGCCTTCCCATGCTGCACTCATTAATGCCGTGTCGCCTGTAAAGATACCGACAACCATAGCCACAACGCCAGCGATAAAATTCATGACATTCATGAATATATCTTTTAGTGCATTTAGTGCGTCCTTGTTTTCTTCAATCCATCCTAACATTGCTCCCCAATATTCACCGAACAGCGAATCACCGCCATCCATGTAAGTCATAAAGTCATCAATGAGTAGCAACAATCCAGCAAGGGCAGCCATGACCCAAAAGATAGGATTTGTGATAAATGCGGCAATCGTGGCGCGTTTTACAATTGCAAGCACGCCAACAAGAATAAGGAGGGCATTCTTCCAGCCAATCGTGCTACTGATAATCTTATCCAAGAACCGAATAAAATTAATACCCACTTGGATAGTGCGAACAAGAAAATCCAATAAACGGCCAATACCGTTTACAATTAAATCCTTATTTTTTTTCAAAAAATTGTCGAGCCATGTAACCATCTTTTGCATCGTTGGCAAGAATCCGAACGCCATCTCAACTTTTAAGGACTGGAAACGCTTGCCGAGTGTTTCTACTGATTCCTTGTATTTCTTTTGTTGTTCTAATTGGTCTTTAGTGACTTTATGGAGCAGCTTTTCTTCTTCAATAAGTTCCTCAAGCTCCATGATTGTTCCATGAAACGCAGCACATGCGCCACCAATTACACCTGTAAAAAATCCGATTACACCTAGAGCACCCTCAATAGCAGATACAAAGCCATCCGTAGCATCATAAGCCTTGAGCATCGAGCTTTCTGTATCGTCTGCTGCATCAGATACATCATCAAGCCCTTTCTCAAACTCTTTTAGTTTTGCTGTATCGGCTTTTACGCCAAGAGCTATCAGAAACTCATCCAGAATCAAAGCATTCACCATAAAATTAATAATTGTGTATATTTTAACATTAAAAAAGCCCCACCGAAGTAGAGCTTTCTTTGTTAGTCGTCCTTTCGCTGTGTGATGGATTCACATACATCCTTAACGAATGGTGGGTTAATTTTCCGTATAGGGTCTAAATATTGAGTAAAGCCGTTTTGATTCACAAA